CCCAGTATTTGGGTCATTAATTTCGTAGATTGCCATTATATTATTTTCTTTCTTTGATAACTAAAGGTTTTTTATTATCATCTCCTACAGTAGGAGCATCTAATTCATTTTTTAAATTAGCTACACTTGATCTATATACATCTATTGGCAAAGGCCCCTTGTAATCACTTAATCTTTGACCTGAGCTACCCCATGCTAGTAATTGATCTTTTGCCTTTACTGTTTCTTCTAAGATTTTTTTAGCTCTTTCCAATCTTGTTAAATTTTGTTGTTCTGTTAACTTAGGATTATAAGCTGCAGCAACTAATCTTTCAGCTTCCCTTTGAGTAAACTGAGCACCCAATGTAGCTCTCAATGATTGAAATACAACTCCCATAACATTATTTACTGCATCTTCTTTAATAGGTTGTAATAAAGCTCTCATTGTTTCTCTAAATCCAAACGCTTCAGGTAGGTAATCTGTAAATCCTCTAGTTTTAAGTTCACCTGATTTAAGTTTATTAATTAAATCATCATAAGTTTCAATATTTGCCTTTGCAATTGCTCTACCTGACTCAGTATATTCAGCCAATCTTTCTCCAAGCGATTCTTCAAATTTCTTTTGAAATGGAGTAAGCTCTTCTTCCTTTACAAGAGATTCTGCTTCAATAGAACCTGTCCCCATTCTAGTATATCTAGTATCTTTCTTACCATCATTATCGGTATCAACTGTAATTGAGTCACCTATTTTTTCTAGTCCTTCTATGAACTGTTTGTCGTCTACTTTAGAGAGATTTTGACTTTTTACTTCGTATAAAGTTTCTCCATCTACAACCCTAGGTGTAACATTAGCTGCACCAAGTCCTTCTAGCTCTTTTTCAGTAACCAATAACGGTGTTCCTTCAGCCGTTTTTTTAATAGCTTCTTGTTCTAGCTCTTGCTTTGCTAATTGAATTGTACTTAAATTCTGCATTTGTCCTAATAAGTCATCACTCTTGGATAACTGTTTAAGGGCAGCATTAAATGTCTCTGTACCCCTAGAACCTGCTAGTCCACTTTGCTCTAACAATGGAGAAAGTGCAGACATACGCATTTCTTGTGCTTCTTTATCCATGCGTTTTTGTTCAATATTTTGCACGGCTTGATTTATACTAGAGCTAATATTAACAATAGCTTGTTGCTCCATAGCACCTGCTTGAATCGCAGGAGATGTATCTAAAGAACTAAATCGTGGGTCTAATGGTGTTGATCCTTTAAGCATAATTAATTAGTAGGTCCAAATGTAAATCCTCCACCTGTAAATCCTGTAGTGGGCATATTATATTGTAAACTCATTGGTTGTAGCATCGGTGCTGCAGTTTCCTGTATTGAAGAAAGTGTAGTTGTAGTTGGAGCTTGAGGTTTGAATAAATTACCTAGTGAGCTTCCTATACCTGCAATTGTTTTTCCTAGTATTTGTCCAGAAGCAGCAGTTCCTTGTGCTTTAGCAAGTCCTTGACCGAGAATAGCTTGTGCTCTTCTTTGATCAGCCATTTGCCCTAAGTTAAATGCATACCCTGGATCGGTTACTTGAGGAGCAAGTGCTCCACCTAAAAATGATGTAGCCATTTTTTCTTCTGCTGAAGGAGTACCAAACATAAACTGATATGGGTCAATTTTAGCTTGGAAAGATGCTTGCATTGCTCGACCTAATGAAGTTTGTGCGAACTGTTCTGCTTGTTGTTGTGCACCTCTTCTACTTAAAGCTACTGCAGCAATCCCAGAAGCATCTCTTTCTCTACCTGCAGGAGCAGTTGCATATGCAGTTTGAGTTGCTTCTCTAGCTACTTCAGGACTTAGAGGCCCCTGTGCTCTTGCGGCTGCTCTTTCAGCAATATCCATTTGAGCTTCTGCTACCCTAGCTAATCTTGGGTCTTCTAAAGTTGATCTAATTTGATCACCGTATTGACCTATTAATCCAAGTTGACGCAACTTAGATTCCTCTTGGATGTCTCTTGTAATATCCGCTGCACCAAAAGCTCTAGCTCTTTGTAATTCTTGAAACTGAGGTATTAGGTCAAGCTCACGACCAAGTATAGCCTGCATAGGCTCTTCTCCGTAAATGCCTGTAGTATAAGCCTCTCCGATTATTTTAGATGGGTCTCTAAATTGAGAATAAGCTTTTTGTAATGCCTGTGCTCTTTGACTAGCTGCTTTCTTAGCACTTCTACTTCCGAAAATACCTCCTAAAATATTACTTCCTATTGCTATTGCTGTTCCGGGGTCTATGCACTTAACAGCTCCTATCTTTACGAAGTAATTAAAGATAAGATTATCTAAGGGTCTAAAAAAATCTATTAAAAAGTTTTTCATATTAAGCTGTTCGTTTCCACATATAAGTTACTATGTAAGGCATCATATTATTGTGAGAAGCATCTCCCCCATTATTAACTACCAATTGACCCATAGTAGACCTACCAGCGTAAGAACTACCACTTCCGAAGTGACTGACTCTATTTGAACCGTATCCGGATTGGCTATCGTGCCAAACTGTTCTGCTTGACGCTCCCGGACTAGCAGTATTGAGGTGATTGTGCTGTGGAATTTCATTAATAGTAAGTGTATGTCTGTATTCACCTTCGGTATCTCCAGCACCAAAAGTTGTAGTCTGTGGAGATGGTTGATTATCTGTACCTGATCCTACACCAATTAAAGTTCTACCTGTTGCGTATGCAACCCAAGTTGTTAGTGATGTACCACCAAAAAACAATGAATCAGGATTTGTAGATACAGTTGATACATAAATAGAACCAACAGGGTACACTTTATCTAGCACTCCGTACAATCCAGAGTTCAAAGCATTATTAGTAGATAATTTAACTAGGTCTACTTCACCATCTTGAATACCAAGCCTACCATTAGATGTAACCTCAAGACCACCACCTGTTTCACAAGTACCACTACCTCCTGTTACGAATGTAGCACTATCTACCAAAGCGTGCAGTTTTCCGGATGTAATCTGCTCAGTTGAGCCAAATGTTTGTCCTTTACTTAATATAGCCATATTAATACATTATTTATTTATACTATTGTACAGAGCTTGTCGAGTTATTTGTTTGTGCTCCTGCAATTTTAAGTGATCTAAATCTAGGTCTACCTAAAGTGCTTTCTAAAGTCATTTGTAATCCGTATGCTCGTTTGTTTCCTATACGACCTCTAATGGATACATCTTCATCAGGTTTTATTTTTTCACCTAAATAAAATTCTGCAGTTTTTAAATCTAAAGCAGGCTCAGAATCAATATTTTCTGTAGTAGCCGATATAGATACATTAGATGAATTATCTAAACCTGACTGCAAATGTAACTCAAAATTATTAAATTTTTTACGATCTATAGACTTTAAGGTAAACATTCGGCTAGTTGCAGAGCCTTGAACTCTTGTTTCACTTTTGGATGTTTCTCCAATATCTGTAATAACTCTGTCTATACCATCTTCAAATACTTCTAATTTATGTATCCCACCATCTGTATTTACTACATAAACACCTCTATTAGAGCCTTTTCCTGCTACAAGCAAATTTGTAAATTCAAAATTAGTTATAGTAGTTACATTATCTAATAATATATTATTTATGTTATCTATAGATTCCCAACTTTTATTTAAAAAATTATAAATAAGCAAAGCGTTATTTGCAGTAGCAGTAATTAAATTTCCATCTGAATCTCTTTTATTTAGTGGTACTGCAAGATAATATTTATTATCAAAGTATACTGCTACTGATTTATCTGCAGCGTCTTTATTTATATCATTAATTGTTTTCTGAATACTTTCAGATAGTGGTAACTCATTACCTCTAAGATTATACAAATCTATAAAGTTTGCTCCGTATACACCATTATCTGATAAAAATAAAACTTGATTACCTACCTGTATAACTGATTTTCTTGCAACTAATCCAACTTCATCTGTTAAAAGTTGAACTACAGCAGTACCCAAATTTTTACTAGCAGATACTAAATGAATACTATTTCTATTAAATACTATTAATTTATCATCTGAGAATGAGTGCATACCTACATTAAAATCTGATTTACCAGCATTAAATCTGAACTGACCATATACTTGATCGTATGTATCTGTATCCAAAATATCAGATATTAATATTTCATCAAATATTTTTCTATCAGCGTAGGTATCTGCTGTATCGCTTACGCTATATCTATAAGGAACAGCTAATCTTTTTTGATGGTATATACCATATTCAGGGGCAGGCATATGAGTAAATCCCAATCCTTCAGATACCTTTCTTGTAAATACAGGTGTAGCACTTAAACTTGCTCCATCTGTAATATGAAGATCAGTTTTAGCTGAATCAATATAAAATTCAAAGCCATGTGCAAGTGCTAATGTTTCATCTCCACTAAGTGTAAGTGAAGGATTTTGAGGAACATAAACAATAACATTATTTCCATTAACCTCTGCAACAAATCTAGAACCATCTATTTTTGTATCTCCGAATCCTGTAATATCAATTGGGTCTCCTACATTTTTTGTATGCCCTGCTGCTGTTAATGTTACTTTATAAAATCCATCGTATTCACCACCTGATATTGCTGTAGAAGATTTTGTAGCATTTGTAATACTTGTTGTAGAACCTCCTATAAATACTTTTGCTACTACAAAAGTTTCTCCTACTTTTAATCCTGAATCTTGATCAGAAGCAATAGTTCTATTTCCTATTACTGAAATAGTATCTCCAACGGATACACCATCGCTTTGATGAACAATACCTCTGTTTTCTATTTGTGCATATTCTCCAGAAGCACAAACAATTTGCACCGGTTGAGAGTACTCTCCACTTTGTACTTTATCTAATTGTGGATTTGTATTTATATTTGTAGCAGATAAGTCTTTTTCAAAAGGTGTATCTCCTTTGCGAAATATAATCAATTTATTAAATGCCTGTATCATATCTACAGGCTCTGAAATTGTTTCAGTTGCAGGATAAGCCATAGTATACTGCGTACTTGGATCAGATATTTTAATTGCTATAGCTTGTGAATTAGCCGCAAGTATAATGTAGCTATCAGTTTCGGAGTTAGGGTCAGAAAAAATACAAGAGCCATATATTTCATTTACTAATGTATCATTTAAGGTTGAACTATCTAAATCTACAGTACCTCCAGGTGTTCCACTTGTATATGTAATTTCATCTACCCTAAATGTAGCTGAAACAGAATCAATAGCAGTAATTGTAACTTTATGATTAGTTTTTGCTAATGTAATTCCTGTAAGATTATCAGTATCAATAAATACAATACCTGTCATATTTACTGCTAAATTAGATGTTAAATCTTGATTTACTGTAATATGTAATTTTTGACTAGTTATTGCTAGTGAATTACTTGTATAACCTGTAGCATCATTAATTAAAAAAAATGGCACTTGAAATGCAGTTTCATTAGTAGTAAGTGGAGCTTTTATATTATCAACGCCTTTGCGAGTTTGCCACTCACCATTTTGGGTCATTCTTCCATTTTTACTATCTGACAATATACCTCTTGTTAATTGATCAGGACGAAGACGATTATTGAATCCTATGAATCCAATATCTAAATCTTCGGCTATTCTGTCATCATACCGAGTATATGTATCATATCTTGCCACTAGTATTTACCTTTACGACTTTTAGGAGATGATTTTGTGCTACCACCTTTACCTGCCCATAGCTTTGTACAGGCTAAATGCTTTGCAGTTCCAGGCTTTGCAGTATCGCACTTGTGCCTAGCTCTGAATGACTTTCTAGCTGCAGGAGAGTAATTGTGCCCATATCCTTTAGCACCTGCATGGACGAGCTTTCTCTTGCCGTTAATGCAGTAGAGTTTCATAATTTTTTTACCTGCACGAGTACTCCTGCGAACCTCTCCACATTTCATTGACTGCTTAGGACTTTTCTTTGACATTACTTTTTACTTCTTACTTTTGCTCTAGGTGTATTACTTACGAATTGTTTTCCTTTTGCTCCTGCTCTTTTTTTCTTTTTAGCAGTTGCTGCTCTTTCAGCCTTGGATAAACTTCTAGCTTTAGCCAATGGAAGGCATCTGTCCGGATTCTTCTTGTTTTTAGATGTGCCACAAGGCCCTTTAATTGATCCATCTGTACCAATCCTTACCCAATTTTGTTTTCTCCATTTTGCTAGTTCGCCCATTATTTGGTTTGTCTTTTAGTTTTTTCAAGCATCTTCATCAGATTTTTTCTCTCCTGACTAAGTCTTTTTTTATCTTCAATTAAAAATCTTTGAAACTCAGCATCTACGCTTTTTTCTCTTAGCATTGTATCTGCTTTTTTAGTTGATTTAGCATTACTTTTTAATGCGTCTTGTATTTGTTGAACTTTGCTTTTTTGTAAATATGCCATAATAAATTATCTTTTCTTTTTGCGTTTACCTTTTGCACCCTTTGCATAATTAGGGTCTTTACAATACTTTGAAGCAGCCATGTTAGCATACGCTGATGGATACTTATCAAAAGTTCTTCTAGCCCAAGCTATACCTGCAGGGCAGATTTTGTTACTTTTTCTTTTTTGTGCCATTTTTAACTAATGATTTTAATAATTTAGCTTGTCCAGCGTGTGCCTTACTAGCTTTTTCTAATTTTCTAGCTACGCTTAATATTTTTCTTTCCACCTCTTAGGACCTCCAAATCCTTTGCTGTTATTTTGTTTCTAGGTATTGCTAACCTAGCTAATTTTTTTTGTTTTGCACTATATTTACCAGGAGGCATTATACTTTCCTCCTATTGTAATTAGGTTGTTTACGCCTATTTGCTTTTGCTTCAGCTTCAGCAGCACAAGCAGGGCAACAAGCTCCCTTGGGTTTACCAAATACTACGACTGACATTAATCTAGACATTAGTATTTCATCTTACCTCGCATTGCTGTACGCTTTGGCTTTTTACCACCTTTTTTTTCTCCACAACTTCCTTTTCCTGCGTGTGCCATAATTATTTTCTCCTATTGATTAGTGTTAATGTTAGTAAACAAAGTCCCATAAATAAACCAACAAATGCTGGTTCTGGTACGCTGTTATAATCTACTGAAAGTCTGTAATCAAATTCTTTCCAACTGTATTGAACTCCCTCGAACTCTAGTCCTTTAAAATCTTCTCTTAAGAACTGCGGCATATCTGGAATATAAAAAAACGGTGTATCCGATATAGTTATAGATATAGGTTCTTCTATATTAATAGGTTGCTCTATAGGAAACAAAGGATATTCTGGTTCAATTATAGGAAACAAGGGGTATTCTAATTCGTGGCTCATTTTTTAAATAAAGATGTTATTATTAATTTAAATTCATTGAATATTTTAACGATAAAATTATTCTTAGGCAAAAACATTGCTACAATTGAAATTATACCAATATAAGCAAATAACATACCCATAAGGTTATCTTTATAATTTTCTAATATATAGCTAATCATGATGTTGGAGATACTTGTCTTATTGATAAATCATTTAAATCAATAGGTGTTTCTATTATTGGTAATTCCTTGACATTATCTGTTTCCGTGCTAGTCTCAGATAATGATTCTTTTTCTTGAGATTCTTTCTTATCTTCAGTTTTTTGTTCTGGGTCTTGCTGTTGCTTACCTTCTTTATCTTTTTCTAAATCGTCTTCCTTAACCTCTTTTGATGAACTTTCTTCTTTTGATTCTTGTTCTGTTTTTTGCTTCTCTGATGATTTATCAGTTTGTACAGGCTGATCGCTTTGAGAGGATTTTTCGGAAGACTCACCTTGTGAAGAAGCGGAGGATTCAGGTGTGGAATCCTGAGAAGGATCAGCTTGAGTGGAGGTCTGTAGTTGTTCGGAAGCCGAATCAACAAAAGCCTGTGCCTCGGAAACCTTCTCTATAAGTACTACTTGACCCCAATCATTTAAGGCATGAAAATCAACAAAAGTGTCGATAAATCCAGGCACTTCAAAACGCTCCTCTACAACATCATTTGCAATATTTGCTACAAATACTTCTGTTTGATCTACAGCAACAGTTGTCTGAGCAATGGCTGCAGTACTAACTGCTACGCTACCTGCAGTTCCTAGTTCACTTACCTTCTGTACAACCGGAAGGTCTTTTATTTTTTCAAGAAGCGACTTCTTAAATTGCTTACTAGCTGACCTAGCTTGCTGTATAGCTTCTTTGGACTTCTCTTTAATCTCTTCAGTACTTTCATAACTCTTTCCGTCCAAGACTTCGGACAAAGAATCACGCAGTTCTTTGAGTTTATTTTTGGCAGTTTTTTTATCCATTTACAGTTTTTGCAATTCATAATTATTTACTTACTGCAGCTGATCCAAAGTAAAAACTAATTATACTAATTACTGCAGTTTTAATTTCAGGAAGAATAATATATCCGTGCAATGTTTGGTACGCAGTTCCTTTAGCCAAACCAAACCATTTACTGTATTCACTTGCTACTGTTACTCCCTCTTCGCTATGAGCTAAGATGAACGGTGCAATGATTACACCAAACAATACTGTCAGTACAATAATTCTTCGTGTCCAAGCACCAAAGGCATCTACCCTAGCTGCTGCTCTATCTGCACTTTCGTCAGATGCTTGCTGTTTTTTGATAAGTCCCTCAGTAATGGCTGCTTGATTTTGCACCATTGTTCCGATTAATTTAAATACGAACCCAGAGAATCCTCCTCCAAGCATTGCTAATAATTCTGTTGTCATTTAAGTTCCCTCCATAGTTTATAGATTGATAAAACTGTTAAAGTAATTAAAACTGCTTTAGACACTACACCTAGCATTAGGTCTACGCTCTGTATTGTATCCGTAGCTATCCAGCCGAAGAAACCAACGGATAATCTTTGTAGTGTCTCCTCCATACTAGACTTCCTCTGGTTCTGGGAAGGTGACGCTATTTGTAATAGCTGACTCTTCATCTTCTGTTAGTTCATATCCGTCCACAACTAGTGCATATTTGTCATCAGTAGTTACTTGTGGGTAAGTTCTATAGCGAGTACCGCTGCCTACTCTGTGGTAAGCATAGCCTCGTCTAGCACCCTCTGTGTCTGCTCTAGCAATAGCATCGTCTAGTGTGTCGTATACTAAGTAATTGATTGTAATTTCTTCTTCGCTCATAATTAAATGTTGTAAAAATTGTTAATATCATTTTGTAAATCTGATATATCATTAGTTTTATCCCCAAGATATAAAATCATTTCACTCATAGTTCCTTGTAAACCAAGGTTATCGTTATTAGCAGATGATGAATTTTCCCCTAAGAATTGATTTAAGGTTGTGGCATTAGCAGTAAATGCAGATGTATCGGTTTCCGAATTATCATCCAAATGAAGTGTGCATATTTTACTAGAGTTTACTGAAGCTACTACTAAATGATTTGTATTAAGAGACATAGCTAAATTAGAAGTTGTAAATGTATTAGCAGAACCATTATATCTCAATCTTAGATTAGTGCCACCTAAAGAAAAATCTGTACCAGCACCATTAAATGTTTGTCTAGTTGGGACATTCGTAGAAATACTAGCTACAGTTAAGTAACACAATGAAGTTTCTCCAGATGATATAGCACCAGCTGTAGTAGACAAAAATGTACTTCCTAAATTAGTTCCTACATTTACATACTTTACAGTAGGATTATTAGTTGAGTCCCTACAAATGCTACCGTTCTCAACAATATGAGGTTGGTCGCTAGCTGTTGTCTGAGCCATATCTCTACCATTACCACTTTGGTCGTACAATCTTTCTACGAAACCATTACGAGCTATGCGAGATATTTTAAGGTTAGATATTGTAAAGTTTACATTATCGGCATCATCCGCAAAACTTAAATGAGTTGCCCCATCTTGAGTTGGGGTAATTGCATGAGCATAAAATCCAGCCGTTGTAATTATAAAGTCTGCACTTGTAGTATTTGTTGAACCGCTTCTATCTTGTGTAACAACATTGATGGATGGACTTCCGCTATTGATGGTTAAATTATATGATACATAAATAGTTTCATTAGCATCTGGACCATCCACTAAAGGTAGTATACCAACTCCAGTAGCTGTTACTACATCAATAGTAAAACCAGTTTTTGTTGCATTGGTTACACTGTAATTAACTCCTTGGAAAACATCACTAGCTTCATTCGCATCATTGTACAAACCATAATAGTTATTGATGTTGGACTCAATCTTGAAGCGATTGGCTGATTGGTCAGAGTTGTAATGAATAAATTCAGAAATATATCCTCTTGTATTATGAGAAGTAATATTTACTTTTCTGCCTATATCATATGATGTAGCAGTGCTAGTGCTGTTAGTTGTATTAATTTTATTTACTGCATTACCAAAATAATCTACATTACTTGAGCCATTTGTAAGTGAATGAAGATTTAAGTTAGTATTAAAATCTAATCCAGCAGAATAAGAAAGAATAGTATTACCGTGTCGGAATCCATTTGTAAAGTCACTATTAATACCAGCCATATGAAAAGTTCCACTTTGACTCCACAATGTGTGATTTCTTTTTTCATTCCCAGCACTACCAAAAGTCGTGCCATCTGCCGCTGGTTGTGCCGCTATAAAGAAAGAAAAATTAGCAGTTATATTAGCTGGAGAATCTAAATAAATTGGTGTTGAGTCAGTACCTCTAAATTTTAAAGAAGGTTGTCCTCGCTTAGTAATCAATGCTCCATTCTCTGCAATTTTTGGTTGGTTGGCATCAGTCGCTTGAGTTGCATTGTTTGACCCAGCTTGGTCGTACCAAGTGTGGACAAGTGCAGTATGCTTACTAGCTTTAATTGTTATGTCGCTTACTTGTAATACTTCACCATCATTTACTAAATGGTCTGGGGTAGAAAATCTAAATATAGCACCAGAAACTGCATCTGTATTTTCAAATGTAAAACTAAAAGCACCAGTTGAGCTAGCTGGAATAGTTCCAATAACTTTATATCCATCTCCATGTACTAACTGCCAAAGTGAAACTGATACTGTATTTGAAAATGTGTTTTGTTGAACATTAAAAGAAACTGTAATTGTTCCCTTTTGTACATTTTTGTATACTTGATTACCAGCTCTTATATCTACATCTTGAGTTGTTGTTTTTGCTACAGTTGCAGTAAAACCAGTTGGCGATGTTCCAGTTACATTAACTTGTGGGTATTGGGCAAAGAAATTAGTACCCATTCCTACATTAACATTACTTTCATTTAAAAAGTCTCCAAGTGTAGTAGCAGTTGTGCTTCCACTTTCGCCACCTTGTTCAGATACATTTGTAATTGCAGAACTTGCACTTACTTTATCATCTGAATCAAAAGCTACATCTACTTCAATGTCATCTGAGCTTCTACGAATACGAACTGCATCACCACTATAAGTAGCTTTTACCTTACGAAGACTGTAAGCAGCTGCGGCTGTTGCTACATCTGCTGGTAGTGTACTCTCTAGTTTACCATTTACCCAATCTTCTAATGCACCACTCTGTACTTGATTAGCTGAGAACTTTGCTTCGTCATCTATGGCGGCTGTAGTATCTTCTGGTTCTCTACGAACATTTACAACTGGTCCATTCATTGCACCAACATCTCGCAATGAGTAAGCTGCTGCTGAACCACCGAATCTACGAGCTATTCCTAAATCGGTATAGTTAGCAGAAGCACCGTCCAAGATATTCCAGGACGCACCAAGATCGCCCTTCAACTCTGTTTGGGCAGATGCTAGATGTTCTGAAGACATAATTAGTCAGTAAACTCAGTTAAGTACAAATTAGATGTAGTTGAACCTGCTCTGATAAAACTAGCCACTTCCATAGCCGTTCTACTAAAAGTATAAGAGCGACCTGCATATAATCTGTGACCTGTTGTTCCTGATTGACTAGCACTTGTGCCGTCAAAACGAACAAAAGCATCTGCATCCTGAACATCAAGAGCAATATACTTAGTTAAAGCATTATATGTAGTTGTCTTACCCTCTGCTGTTGAGCTACTATCGAGAACAATTTTCTCCATAGTTGTACCCTGTGTAGGCTTTGGATATAGGTTGGTTACAAATGAATTAGGCATATTAGTATTCTATGTTAAATGTCAACGGCTTTGGCGATTGACATAGGTTGAAAATTTTTGATTTATTGAGTTATTGTTAGACCTAATATCTATCTTTTCTAACTCGATGTCTAAATAGTTTTTGGCTAGTTGCTCTTCAGCAAGAGCCTTTCCATGCTGACCATCCATTCGTAAAAAGTCTGCATAAGCTGCATGGGCTATAAAATAAAAGAACTCAGCAGGAATGCTTGAATTTTCTGTAAATGCAGTTAATATTTTTTTATAAGTAACAAATGCAGATGTTGCTTCAGAACTAACTATATTAAGTATATTAGCTCCATTTGAATCCACAAAAAAATCGTACTCTAATGCAGAATTATTTAAGAATGCTCTTTTACGATGAATCCTAATGAACTCTGCTATTTCATCTTTTGCAGGAGATGTTTGAGTATAAGGTATTAAGTTATCAGAACTTATAGTTCTTTCTTCTGATATAACTAAATATCGGGGCCATACAGGACTAATATTATAAGCCTCAAATGCTCTACGATTTACAAAATTTAATATTTGGTTTTTTTCCTCATCTGTAAAGGAAAAAACACCTGCTAAAGATTTAATTAAATTTTCTAAATCTGAATATGATTTTACCTGCATTATATTTTATTTGGTGATAAGTCAGAAAACTTCTTCTGATAGTATTTTAAAAATTCTTTGGAATGCACTTGATCGTGTCCGTATTTATTCGTAAGTCTAAAGAACTCACGAGCAGGCATTGTTGCTACGCATCTACCCAATGTAGGATGTGTTTTGCCTTTTGTTAGTTGTGCTTCCTTTCTAGCGATAGATACTCTTTCGTGCTCTGTTCGCTTTTCAATCTCAAAGCCATTGATAAGCTCTTTCATGAATGCCTGGTCAATTTCACCATCTGTGAAACTTCTAGGTAAGTCTGTAATAATATCAGTCATAAAATAAAAGGTAGGGGGCTTTCGCCCCCATACCAAGAATTATTTAGGCTTGTGAGAAGCGTAATGGATCGAATACACGAATTCCAATAATAACTTCACCAGCAGTTACATTACCGGTAGTACCACCAAATGTGTAAATTACATCAGTAGCTGATGATTTTTGCTCAACAGGTTGAGCACCACCAGCAATAGTAGTATTTCCAGCAGATTGTACAAATGATGTACCTGTGTTATAAACAGGTGCTCCATTGTTTGCATCTAAATCAAAGTTGTCGATAAGTGTATCAACATCTGTTCCTGTACCAACATCAAGAGTAATATCAGTTGCTCCAGAAATTGCACTTGATTCAGTAGCGAAAGCTACATCGATTGCACCTCCAGCAGGAATAGAAGCGAATTTTACGCTACTTGTTCCAGCTGCGACAATATCTGCGGCTGTTAGTCGAATGACATGGGTGAAATCACCATTAGCTTCATTTATAGTTAGTTTACTCATAATTATATACCTCCTAGTTATTAAG